GCTGCGTAAAGATATTGACTTCATTCCTCAGCTTGGACTGCAAGAGGAGGTCTGCGCTTGCGAGTGCAACTTGATATTCATGTGCGGTCAAGGTACAGCCGGGAAAGCACAGCCTTATGACGCTCATGTACTCACTCCAAGCGGATATGTCGAAATGGGTTCACTCAAGGTTGGGGACATTATCACTGGCTCTAATGGGAAACAGCAGTCTGTGCTAAAGATATTCGAGCAGGGAGAGAGGGATGTTTGTGAGCTGCAGTTTAACGATGGTTCCGTGGTAGAGTGCGACTACGAGCACCTTTGGAACGTTATCGCAACAAGGAAGAAGGTGTCTAAGATAGAGGGCGCGTTAACTACAAGGCGGATTATAGAGGCTCTTGATAAGGAACCTAAGGGCACTACGGATATTGTTAATATATACGTTCCGTTGTGCGGTGAGATTGAATACGCGAACACAGACTATGTGCTACCTATCGAGCCTTATACTCTCGGAGCGATAATCGGTGATGGCTGCACACGAGCCGATAAGTCAAAACTTCGTATATATACTCCCGATACAGAGATACTGCAACGTATTCAAAATCACGGCTATATTCTCAAAAAGATAGAATCAGACCCGCTTGGCTACACGTTTGAGGGCGACGATACGAAAGCAAGGCTAAAGGATATGGGTTTGTGGAATTGTCTTTCTTATGACAAGTTTATACCGAAAGAGTATCTTACGGCAAGCGTGGCAGACAGATGGGAATTACTTCGTGGACTTATGGATACCGATGGCTCTTCAAGCGGAGAAAGCTCTGCGGAATATTCAACATCAAGCGGTATGCTTGCAAAGGATGTTCAAAGGCTTGTTTGGTCGCTTGGTGGTTACTGCAGAATAACAAGCAGAACACCAAAGTACACATATAATGGGGAGAAAAGAGAAGGAAGAACTTCTTACAGAGTACATATTTCATTCAAGAATCAGAGCGAGATATTTCATCTAAAACGCAAGAAAGAATGTTGTAAGTCTGAAAGAAACGAGCATTATAGCAACGGTCGCAAGATTGTCGGTCACAGATATGTTGGCCGCAAGCAGTGCCGATGCATACTTGTTTCTAATCCGGACCACTTATACGTAACTGATAACTATATCGTTACACACAACACCTTCTCTATGTACCTCAAGGCTTTAGGCGGTATGGATATGTACGGATTTACCTCACGTCTTATCTCCGTCCGTGCCCTTGACAGCAAGAAAGGTTCTTCAATCTTCCGTGATGGTGTTACCGTTTGCGGTAACTTTGGCGGATGCGAATACGCATCTTCGGATATTCCGACATTTGCTTGGCCTGAATACAACTCGAACCTGCAGCTTATCCACTCAAACTTTAATGTTGATAGTCCGAAGGAATGGGAAGAGTTTCAAGACTACGCCAAGAAGCAGCAGGCCTCATTGATTATGATTGACGAGGCAACTGAAATGAAGCAGTTCAAAATGTTTGCGTTCTGGTTCATGAGGAACCGCGACAGTTCGGGTATGAATCCGCAGATGATTCTCTCTTTCAACCCATTGCACGAGCATTGGAGTACTCAAATGCTTGTTGACGCAGGGTACGTAGATACCTCTACTTGGAAGCTGAAACATGAGATGATTGGTAAGATACGTTACTTCTACAACAAGGGCGATTCTCCGTCAGAGATGATTTGGGGCGACTCAAGGGAAGAGGTGGCTGACGCTGCGGGGCTTGTTGACAAGCCCGAAGATGTCGCTGCGGGTATCAACCGACTTGGCTACGTGAAGTCCTTTACGGTGTTCACGGGCACTGCGGCAGACAACCGAGAGCTTGTGAACGCTACGGGAGGTCAGTCAGTGGCTAACCTTCATGCGGTAGGTAAGACGCAGAGAGCTGTGGTAGGTGAGGCTTACTTCGGCCCAGTAGACAACGAGGAGATAAACGTATCACGTCAGATGCTGCATAATCTCTACACAAATCCGACAAGCGACGATGCGCAGATGTACGCTACGCTTGATGTTTCGGGAGGTACCATGGAGAGTGATGATGCGCCTATGATTATTTGGAGGGGCGACACTATTACTGCAATTCTCTTCTTTAGAGGCACACCAACGGCACTTGTTTCTTGGATAGACCAACAGCTAAGGAACTACGGGGTGCCCGTAAGGAACTTTGCCTATGACGCAACAGGTATCGGCTATTATCTTACAAGCTATACCGAGGGTATGCCTATTACAGCCAACAGACGAGCCTTGCAAGAGTATGACGCAAGCGGCAATGTGGTTCAGTCCGAGCAGTACTTCAATCTTCGCTCACAGCTTCTTGGTAAGACCAAAGTAATGCTTGAGCGTGGGGATATATCAATAAACCTTGACAAGGACTTGATGATTCCCTACGGCAAGAACGGAAAGACAAGAAGGCTCTTTGACGTGCTCTGTGACGAGATTAACGTCTTTAGGACTACAACACGTAACAACAAGATTTATTATCGCTCCAAGGACGAGTATAAGGCTAAATTCCACGCCTCACCGAACATCATTGATGCGCTGTCGTATAAGGCGATATTCAAGCTTGACGCAAGACCCAAGAAGGCTCCTGCCGAAGAGAATGACGACAACGCTTATAAGGACTTATACAAGCGTCCGCCCAAAGCGACGCCTAATCGGTTCACCGCGGCTCTGAACCGCTTTCGTAGACGCTAAATTTACGTTAAACGCTAATATATTTGCTTATGGTAAACATTTCTCAGCATTTGAAGAAAAAACATTGGAAGAGGCTGCTCCACGATGATGCACCACTTCCTAAATTCCCGAGCGGTGACAACAGCGACTTTTATGACGATGTTGAAACGGAGGATTACGGACTACACTACCGCTACATGACGGAGGTGGACTTCGCTAAGGAAATCTATCCGACCGCTCACGACGTGAACTCTATCTATCAGTCTACCCGACCCATCCAAGAGCTTCAAGAGGTGGAGATTACGGACGACGACGGCAATGTCAGAAAAGAGGAGCAGTGGGTGACTACTGGCTATGACGACGTTGTGACTGTTGCCCTTGGCATACAGCGCAGTATTTCCATTAAGAAAGCGACCCACTTCGCCGGCAAAGGTTTTTGGATTGCCAACGAAACCAAGAATGACGCTCTCTTTGAGAAGCTGACATCTTGGGCAGACTCCGCTTCGCTTAAAACAGCCTACCTTGAAGCCGTTATCGCTTGTTTCCAAACGGGTGACGCTGCGATTTATATGTACCGCAGAGGCAACCGCATCGAGTATCAGGTGTTCTCCTTCCTCAAGGGTGACAGACTCTTCTATGAGCTTGATGAGAACAGAAACCCGAGGATTTATCGCCGTTACTCGCTCAAGGGTCGTACCGCAGTGGATGTCTATGCTTGCGGCTATATTGAAACATGGGTGCGTAACTTCTCTGATGCAGAGGAAACGGATAAAACTTGGATCGAGAAGGTTAAGAATTGGTTCAGTATGCGCGGCAATATGCTTTCCGAGGATGGCTACCGCCTTATCTCGCGTACCGATACACAGGTCTCAAACAGCATTAATCAGTGTGTGTACTTCCGCGTCGACGATATTCCCTCGGGTGTGGCGCAGCAGAATATCGAGAAGCTTGAAGAGGCTGTTTCCTACAATGGTGAGGAGGTTAAGAATACTTCTATGCCTACGCTCTTCCTCAAGGCTAAGAAGATTGAGAACTTGCCGCCTATCGGTTCAAACGGGAAGGTTATCGGTGTGCGCGGTAGCTCTGAGGACTTGAACGCTGCTGACGCTAAGTACTTGGAGGGTGGCGACCACAGCAATACTTACACCTCTCACGTTGAAACGCTTTGGAATAACATCGTGCGTTCTACACAGAGCGTATTCGTGGAGCCTGCCGACATGAAGAACGGAGCTGATTCTTCCGCTGCGTTCAAGCTCATGTTTGCGCCCGAAGAGCAGTGGTGCATGGCAATGTGGACGCAGTTCGCAAGACCCGTAGCAGACCTTACGGAGGTATTCAAGCAGCTTGTAGGACAAGTGGAGGGTAAGTTTAGCGAGTTTGCCGACCTCCGCGTTTCTGTCGGCCTTGACACTTGGATACCACAGAACGAGAAGGAACGTATTCAGATGGAAATTGACCAAGTCAACGCCCGTGTTAAGTCACGTATGGCAGCGATGGCCGACATCGGCAACTCACACATCGGTGACTACGAGCAGATTGAAAAGGAGTGGAAAGACGAACTTACCATCAAATCCGAGATTCCCGAAGCAGTAAAAGCTAAATACGGAACGACAAGCTCAGAAGGCTCAGAAGGTTCAGGAGAACAAGGCTCGGAAGAGGGCGAAGGCGGCGACGCTAAGCCGACCAATCCCGTAGATAAGCGTGACAAAGGCCGCTCAATCCAAGACAGATAACCGTTTGCGACCACGAAACTTAACCGTTTGTTATGGCAGAAAGAAGTAATATACCTATGCGTCCGAGTGGGGCAGCATCCTATAAGCTTACAAATGCTGAAAAGGACTGCCTTACTTGGTACGTTCTTTCGGGATGCAAGAAAGAGGATGCCTTCAAGACATTCGTCCATCCCGACATGGTGCTCTCTCTGAGCACGCTGAAAGAGGCGACCAAGCAGTTCTTCGCTATGAAGGATGTTAACGACTATATCGAGGCGTACACCGCTACGCTGACAAACAAGCCGAAGGAAGCCCCTAAAGAAGAGATGTCCGACGAGTTGCGCGAAAAGAAAAAGATTAATGCGCTGAAAAGACTTGTGGACTATGTTATTAACGAGGCCGAGAATATTAACGACCTTGACGACCCGACCATGCTTCTGAAAATAGCCGATAAGGTGGGATTCTTTGATGATGGCACCTCAAAGAACGAGGCACCGCGAAGATATTTACCTGCAAGGTGTTATTCGGAGTGTCTTTACAGAAAATTCTGCGAAGATGCAGTCAGCAATAAAGAAGCGATAAACGAGTGTGATTACTGCAAGGCTCGAAAGTTTGCCGAGGAGAGAGGGTTTGAATACAACCCTGCAAATTTACTCAATTTACCTTAGTGTTTCACTATTTTTTTATATCTTTGCAAAGTACGGATAGGTGGGAGTAGCTACCCATCGAAAAGGTGAACGAGCGGCCTTCCGTACTTACTTATATGCTCGTTTCTTAGCTCGAAATATGAAAATAAAAGATATTAAAATTGGAGGAAAGTATAACGACATAGTTGTACTTGAAAATTTAGGTCACACAAAAAGGCATGGTAGGTATTACGGCTGTATGTGTGTAAGATGTGGCGTAAAGTTTAGACTAAGGGCTGACCACATAGGTAAGACAATTGCGTGTAAAGATTGCATCGCTAAGGGTAGAATTATAGACTTATCAGGACTGCGTTTTGGTAGGCTTATAGCCATTTCTTATGAAGGGAGAGTCAACAATAGAACATTATGGAAGTGTAAATGCGACTGTGGGCAAGAAACGATTGTTGGCTATTCGGTTCTCGTAAATGGAGGTACGCGCTCTTGTGGCTGTTTGGAGTCTGAAAATAGGATAGCAATGATTGATAAACATCGAAAGGAATTTACGAAATCAATAAGCCCTTCATTTGAATACTATGGTAGATTAAAAGAACACCCGCTATGGTCTACATGGAACTCTATGATAGCGAGGTGCTCGAACCCTAATACATTATCCTACAAAAATTACGGGGGCAGAGGAATTCGGGTGTGCGAAAGATGGCTTCCTCTCAATATGGGGTTTGAGAATTTCGTAAAAGACATGGGAAATAAGCCTTCGCCCGAATATACTCTTGATAGAATAAATGTAAATGGAAATTACGAACCATCTAATTGTAGATGGGCTTCTGTTGCTCAACAGCAGTCAAATAAGAGGACTAATTCTTTCTTGTATTATAGAGGGAATCGTACAACAGTCAAGGAATTTTGCGACGCAAATGGATTAAAATATTTTACAATCATATATAATGTAAAAAGGGGAGTGGATATAAATTATTTAATTCAGCAATATCTTGTTTTAAAAAGAGGAAGGTTGCCAAGAGGAAGCACTAAATCTTATATAAATTACAACACCCGAATAAACGGAGACTATCAGGTCGCCCTTGGAAACATAAAGGAGGAGCACTAAGCCCCTCCTTTCTTCTGTTAAAATGGCAAATCGTCGCTGTCAGCAGCAGGCTGCGCTGGCGGTGTTACCGCTGGCTGTGCAGTGTATGCTGGCGTTGGTGTCGGCTGCTCACCCGCTTGCTTCCAAGCGTAGCAGTTAACGTCTGTATAATACTTGCCGTTGTACTCGCGCGAGCGAACGTCAAGAGAAAATTCATACTCGAAACCTACCTTTACAAGGGCGAACTCGTCGGCCTTCTTTAGGTTGGTCATCGCAATAATACTCGTGTACTGACCATCTTGGAACTCGGCCACTACG